AGCATTAGGTTCTATATCTTCTACTTTTGAAGGAATGTAGTCATTATACATATTTACATCTTTACCTAAAACTTTAACTTTTTGTGGTGTTGGTTTCATATCTCCCCCTACACCACTACCTTCATTTTCACTTATAACTTCTTTATCAATAGGTTTTTTATTATCCCCCTCATTAATATTCCCTTGCTCTCCTGAGCTTTGCTCGTTTAATTTCTGTTTTGCCTCCTCTTCTAGTGCCTGTATTTCTAAATCCCTTTTCTCTTGAAATATTTTGTCCTCAGATTTTTTCTTTTCCTCAATTATTTTTTTCTCCATCAAAATCGGAGTCAATGCAATTTTCTTTTCATCAGAAAGATTTTCAGGCATAGTCTTAATTACCTCATTGGCAATCGTAACTTTTTGCCTTAACTCATTTGCTTGCCCCTCATTAATCATTCCACTACCCAACATTTCATCTATCTTAGGCATCATTTTTTCTGGGTGCATCCCCGCCATAAATAAACTCTCACTATTCATTTGTGAGCGAGTTGTTTTACCACCTATTCCTGCCATTGGTAATGTAAGTAGCCCTGTTAACACAACTGTTTCTACGTAATCATTTGGCTTCGCTAAATCAAAGTGAACTCCAGCCATGTCATTTGCAAGAGCCTTGTTAAATTGGTCTGCAACCTGAGCCGTTAACTCCTCTGTAATTTCTTTACCCGTGTTTTTTAATGTTTTTTTTGCAGACTCAATAAAAGCATCTTTCATTGTTGCTCCTTTTGATAATCTTTCTGCGGTTTCCTTTGCAAGAGTTTTTTTAAACGCACCAGTAAACATTTGCTCCTCTGGGAATATCATTTCAATTATTGATTGTTCTAAACCCGTGAACCCTGCAAATGTTGTTGATTGATTTTCATTCATTCCAGCAGCCTTAGCCTCTTTATACGCGTCTGCTGCACTAGCTGTAAATCCAGCTACACCTTGCCCAATCAGACTTCCTGCTTTACCCATTGATGCCAATGAGCCTAATTCCCCGCCAAGCATACTGCTACCCACAATTAAACCCATTGTAGTTGCCGCTCCAGATATTTTTGCAGGTAAATAAGATGTATTCCATTCGCCTGTTTCAGTATCGTAAACAGGTTTAGCGTAATCTTTTGGTAAGGCAAACACCCCATTATTTATATCATCAAAAAACTGAGATTTATCATCAAAAAATTTATCTGTTGCATCGTATTCGTTTGCGCCCACAGCACTACTAACTGCTTTAGGTATATAGGCGAACCCTTCTAAAAATTGTGTAACTGCTCTTGCCGTAGCTGCTGTATTTGCCAATGCTCCCTTTCCGTAACCACTCCTCTCATCGGAATACATTAAGTCGGATAATTTTGATTGCGCTTCTTTTTTAATTAATTCTTTTTTTGCGCCTGGCAACGCATCAGTATTTCTTATTTTGTCAACAAGTGTTAACGCATCATTATAGTTCTCCTGATAAATTTCAGTTGCATCTTTTAATTGCAACATATAATCTTTTAGGTTAGGCTTCTGCATTAGTTCCTCAGCCTGTGCCTTGTACCCATTTAAAGAGTCTAACGCTTTATTGTATCTACTAACTATATCCTCTACCTGCACCCTGTTTTGTGGTGTAACTATAATCTGTCCGTTATTATCTTTTTCAAAACCCTCTATCTGTTTTCCAAGCGCTTCAATTTCTGGATTTATTTTTTTTGCCTCAGCATTAATAGCGTCAAGTTGGTCTAAATCGGGCTTGTAATATGTGTTACCTAACTCATTAAGCTTTCTAACCTTTGAACCAAAAACCTCTCCCTTTAATTGTATGCCTTTTGAAATTAATTCTGCTTTCTGCTTATCCCTATTTTCATCATCAGAATTATACCCAAATTTAGAAATCTGATACTCATATTCTTTTGGGTCCGTTTCTTTTAAATGGTCTAAATAAAACTTTCCAGCATCCGCTATATTTGTTTCTTTTGGCTCGTTTAATGTTTTTTGTTTATACCTATCATAAGACTCTACTTTTCTATTTAGTAAAACCTCATTTGTATAACCTTCTTTTTTTTCAGCGGGAGCCTCCAATTGCGTTGTTACAGGCGTGAGTTGCTTTAAAGGCTTTTGTTCGCCTTGCGCCTTTACACTCCCCCAATCAAAAGCATATTCACCTTCCTGTTTAACGGGAACAACCTCTTCATTTACTTGATTTTTTTGCTCCAATACACCACCCGCCAATCCTGATATACCACCTTCCAAAATAGATACCCCACTCCCTTTCGGTGTTGCTTTCGCTATTGTTGTCTGCTGTGGAAGCGGGGTTGCTTTTTTTTTTGAAAAGATTTTATCGTACTCATCAGAGTACTTCATAACGTCATCCTCAGATGCGCCACCAGACACCATTTCTTTAATGTTGTCCTCCTTTTGTTTTATTTGCTCCGGTGTTAACTCTGGCATATTTTTTACTTATAAACTGGTTTTCCTGTTTTTGGATCAACATGACTAAACACACGCTTAGTTGTTGTTTTATTTTCACTACTTATTTTTTTCTTATTAGAGTTAAACGTTTCCGACTCTGCTTTAAGTTCTTTTATTTTATCTTCTAAATCCTGTTGTCCGCCTCTTTTTTTAGAGTTGGTAAATTTACCCTCTATATTTTCTATTGGAACAATGGCGCTGTTTTGCCCCTTTATACCGTTCTCTTTATCTTTTTCAGAAGGAGTAATATTTAAAATTGCAGCAGGTCTTAAATCAACATAAGGATTGTTATTGTAAGTTCCCTTTTCCTTCATTGACTTAACCTCTTCGCTAGTGTAAAATCTACCATCTTTTTTATTGTATGGCATATTACCTACTGTCTGTACTTTACCTGAAAGAAAGGCTGCCTCTTTACCTAGTTTTTTTCCTTGGGTATCAGACATATCTGGAGTTATTGCAATTCTAATTTCTTTACCTCCATCTCCAGTATTAGTATTGTAACCTTTCTCAAAATAAATTTCATCCTCTCCACCGTCTTGATTAATTGCATTTATAGCAAATTCTGTTTGTGGTGGAGCAGAATTATAATCATAAGCCTCATCCCCGCTTTGTTTATGTTTTGCTGCAGTTTGCAATTGCAATTCTTGTTTTTTAGCAGCAAGAGCCTTTGCTTTTCTAAATAAAGTCTCCTTTGAGTTATACTTAGTTCCACCACCGTAAAATCTATCAGCTATATCATCAGTTAAAGCTCTCAACTCAGCATCTATATTTTCATTGGTTCTTTTATCGCTGATAAATTTGTCATAATCCCCACCATATTGAGTTTTAACAGTCTCGGTAATCTTGTCCCCAAATTTTGCTAATGCAACATTCAAAAGTTTGTTAGACTCATACTCTGCATTGAACTCTAAAATAGTGTTGGACAATTTTTGTCCATTCGGATTAAATGGCCCCTCTGATAATCCCTGTACATCCGTTAAGTAATTCTGCATTTTTTCTTGCAGCTCTGGAGTAGCAACAAAATCACCGGACTTAATTTGATTTTGTATTAAAGCATATTTATCTGCAATAGAATTTTCCTGAGTAGCCAAACTATTCATTCCACTCAAATACTGTTTTAAAACAGGGTCGTTCTTACCTGCTGTTGCCCAATTCTTACCGTATTTTTTTTGCAAGTAAGGAGTTACCTTATTCATCCCCTCCCAAAAAACTTTCTGTAGTTGTGGTTGAACAACTTTATGTGTTGTTTGCGGAACTGCATTTGCAAGTCCACTTTCAAAATCTGAAATTTGTTTCGCGCGCTTTTCTGCTGCACCGCGCATAGCCTGCTCCCTAGCATCTATAATTCCATAAGGAACTAATCCACCGCCTGGAGCAAATAACGTTGTGCTACCTATAACAGAACCACTATAATTACCCTTTGCAATTGGGTCATTCATGTTTGGGTAATACGCCTCGTTTGGCAATCTACCTGTTACAGGGTTTTCATCAAAATAATTTTGTTGGTCAAGTGCCTTTTGTTGGTCTGGAGTTACACCGTCTGGGTAATAAGAAATTAAATCTTCTACACTAACTTGTCCACTAGGTTGCTTTGACTGTAATTGCTCTACAATAGAAGATTGTATAACCTCTGTAGGGTTACTAGCCGTTGCCATATCCCACGACTTTTCTGAAACTGCATCATTAATATTATCTTCTAGTGCCATATCTTAATTTATTGTACTTCTGGTGGTAAAACTAATGAAGCATCACCTTCTATTGGGCCCTCCTGATCCTCGTAAACCCATTCACCTTCTGGCTCCGGCATCTTTGGTTCACCTAAGCCTGCTAATATCATGCTCTTATTTCCGAAACCTGCATCCGCCCCCACCCCTTCTCCTAACCCTGAATTAGCGTCCTCTTCTGCACCTGCAATATCTTGGCTTTTCGCTAAACCTGTTAAAAAGTTTTGCTTGCCCTCTTTCATGCTTTGTGCCCACTCAGCTCTTTTTTGCTGAGATTGTTGCATCCCTAATTGTAATTTTCTAGCCTCTATTCCATTTAAAATATTTTGGTATAAGGCTGTATTTGCCCTTTGCTCTCCTGCACCTTGTGCGTATGCTTGGTTACGCGCTCCCGCAGTGTTTCTTTCTGATTGCAATAAACCTTGTATTGTGCCACCAACATCTCCACCAGTAGATTTTACTATGCCTGCTTGTGTTGCTGCCTGCGCTTGGTTTGCACTTGAAACAGCCTCAGAAAAATCTGCTCCTGTTTCTAAACTTTTTCTTTTTTGTTGTATTTCAGTTAACAATGCTAACTGTCTTGGGTCCTCATAAGAAGGAAAATAATTATCAGCTTCTTTTTTAGACTTCATTCCTTGCATCATTTGCAAAACACCTAGGCCTGCTCCTGCTTGTCCTGCTTGTTGGCCCATTGTTCCCCCGCCACCACTACTCATTGCTCCACCCAACATTTTTCCTGCCTGAGTACCAACCATCCCACCTAAAGGCCCGCCTATAGCTGTTCCTGCAGCACCACCAACCATTGATAAAATTTGACTTGGGTCTATCATGATTATTATTTTAAATTTTTATACATTATACCAGTATCTATAACCTTGAAATCAGTTGCTAAGTTATGCAAAATTACAAAAACAATCAAACGTTGTTGCAACCTTGGCCTATTTGCATCTACAGAGGCTAATATTCTTGGGATAAACTGCTCCCACCCTCTGTAATTTTTCAGATATAAAGGCCCTTGAGAAGAATCTAAAAAGCACTGTAACGCACCGTCAACCTCCTTGTAAAATTCTACGCGCGTAGGCTTTTGCGTTCCATCCTTAGTGTTTATTCTTATTCTTATAAATTCCTTGTCGTTAAACTGCTCTGGAGAAGCGCAGGCCGTTAATGAATACTCAATGTTTGCACCGTTTATTTCATACCCACTATTTAATTCGTAAGTCTCTAAATCGCGGTGCCCATAAGTCTTACTGTTAACAGTTGTTATTCTGTCAAACTTATAGTCAAAAGTTCCAATCCATCTGTTATTCCTTTGTGAAAAAACAAACACATTGTCAACCTCTGGGTGCGGACCTTGGTTTTTAACGTACAAATAATACTCTTGAAAATACTCATCGTACCCACCAAACACATCAGCAGTGTAACCAACAGCCATTACGTTTAAGCAATCTTGAAATAATCTTGAATGATATTTTATTCTACCAATATCAGTAACAGTATTATCTAAAAATCTAAATACAGAATTTGCATTAGCGAAAATTAATCCCTCGTAACGAACCTCAGAACCAGACTCAGAAGCCACCGGCATAAATGATGCTACTGCGGTTCTCCACATTTGGTCATTCATTCCAATATTTCTTGAAATCCAATATTGTTGTTTCACAAAAGAGTCTGCAGCCATGTAACCAAGTTCTCCAGCGTTTAAGTCTGAAAGTATAGCCTTATTTGTTACAAGTAAGCATATTCCTTTTTCTGTAAAGGCGTATAAATTTTCACCCCTTCCTGTTGTTGCGTCAAAGGCAAATTTTATTTCACCTTGGTTATCATCAATATCAAAAGAATTATTTGCAGGGAATGTTTTTAATCCTGGTGAGTCCTGAGCGTTTATAGCCCTTGGTAGGGACCACATAATCCTTGTGCAAAATTCTGTTTGCTCTGTAAAGCCAAAGTCCGGCTTAGAAAAATATTCTTTTGGCGGCAAAGCTGAGTAGTCTGGATTTATATTTTGTATAAATCTAAAGCCTCCCCACGCCCATCTGTCTTTTTCTGTCTCACCATAATCATCAACGTAGTCTTGGTAAATTCCGTTATCAACAATACTTTTTTCTTCATCCCATCTGTTCGGCCTGATAACGTAATTTATTAAAGGAAAATATTGTAACGGGTAATCCAAATTGAACGCGTAAGGAGTAGAACATTTACTTTCAACTGTAAACATCATACAAAGCTGCCTTACATATCCAAGGTAAAACCATTCTTTATCCTGTATAGTATTTATAGCGGATGCAGCATCTCTAATAGTGTAATATCTAGGGTTCATTTCCCAATGCCTGTAAGGAAAACCAATAGACATATTAAACTGAGTGTCCGCAGGCGTATCTTTAGCATCTCCCTCTCTATCTATCGGGGCAAATAAAGACTCACCTATTATTGTGTCCCCACCAAAAAATCTAATTGGAGCTGTTTTATCGTACTTAATTATTATTTTATAATTCTGAGAAGGATAATAATTAAGAGTATTGAAAACAATATTAAAAAATCTGTTATTGGCATCTGTTGGTGGATTACCATTTGAGTCAACAACTTCGTGCGTGTACATACCCTGTACACCTGTTCCAAATGCACCAGTATAAGAACCTGTACCTGTTATCGCTGCTTGTATTGTATTAATATCTGCCGCAGTTAAAAATGTTACGTTAAGCCATTTTTGCTCTACACCTACAGTATCTTTTATGTAAATATACCTAGGAATAGAAGCTAGTGGCGCATAAGTAGAATCGTAATGAGGGATAACATCCTCCCACCTTTCATCTACTAAAATATATTTTTGATTTGCTAAACCGTTCCCCTCGCCAATAATACTTTCTATTTTTTGGTAGTGGCCCGTTTGCCTGTATGAGTCAATGTTATTGTTTGGAACGTTTGCACCATTGTTTATAATATTGATAATATAAACAGGTTCAGTCCAAGCCTTCATTCCGTCATCCTCAAAATCTCTTTCAGTCGTTCCGCCAACACTTCCGGCACCATAAATATTTGAAGCAAATTCAATTTCTATATAATTTCCTCTACCCTCAGATATTCTTTTGGCTTGTGAAATAGTAAAAATAGTGTTCCCTTGGTCTGGACCACTAAACGTAGCGGGCACCTGCGGGGTACTACCTGCGGTGTTTCTCCATTTGCCGTAACCAATATACCTATTTCCATCAAACCCATCAATACCCATTGCACCATCCTCACCAGGATTTATCTGTCCACCATCTTCATCTCTAATTACTCTAGCATAAGAAATCATATCAATAAGCCTGTCTGCCTGAGATATTGTACTGTCCTCAGCAGAATAAAACTCAGAGAAAAAACCTAAAGGTGAAACAAATTGAACCTCGTAATTTTGAGGATTAGCAATTAAATCGTTAATCACATCGCTTGAAACAATACCGTTTTCAATGTCTGGAGAGAAAAACCAAACCTTATTAGTTTCTTTTGTTGCAAGGGAATTATAAACCGGAACTAAAGCATTAGGATCAATAACATCAGCCGGCACTAAAGCATAGGTTCCTAAACCTTGCGCGACAAATCTCTTAGCTACATCTGTTCTAACTATAGAGAAAGCCTTTGCCCAAGTTGGAAAATTATCTACGCCTGCAAGTAACATACCCTGAGCGTAATATTTAGGGGCAAAACCTCTTGGCCTGTAAGAATAAACATTAGGACCAGACTCAGTTTGGTCAGTAGCAACACCCGTATTTACTACGTAATCGTGTCCTGTAACATCAGAATCCCCAGCTCTCACAGGAGTAAATGGGTGGTATGCAGCAGAAACTCTATTTAAGGCACTTACTTTTGCCCCATGGTTTTCAATTTCACCATCAGACTCATTACAAACCTGAGTTACATCTGCTTTAGATTTTGTTCCATCAAACCCTAAAGCTCCATCACTTCTAATAATATTTTTAAAGTCGCACTCATTACTCTTGGCTGTTTCAGTTGTTAAATCAAAAACTTCGTGAGTCAACCCAACAACGTTATCCGTTGCTGCAGCCGTTACACACCCGCCATAAGAATATAATTGCGTATCAGAATCTACGGGGTCCCTTCTGTTTGGAAACTCAAAATTTTCTAAATCCGGCACCTTTGTTACAAATCCTTTTCCTCCAACCCCATCAAATAATTCTATTCCAAACCCGCACTTTTCTCCCCTTGGATATGATTTTTTGTATGTATGGTTGTATGGGTCCGAGTAACCCGCAGTACTTAAATTTTCAATTACCTCAAAACCATTTTTAGCGTTTACCTGCTCAAAAGTTAATGCAGACTCCTTTGATGCTATAGTTACGTTTTCCATAACTAATCTCCTATCAAAGTATCTAAGTGATTTAGCTGAGTTAATGTAAGCTATTTGTCGAGTGTCATCATTTGCAGAAACAACTTCATTGTTTGTTTGCTCAACAGGATCCAAAAAATCTCTTACAGAAACCTCTCCTTTACCTATTTGAACTTTTGCAATTAATATTGAGTCTGGAGTATATCCTATTCCCGCCCCTGCATTATAAGGCGTTCTTTTTATTTCAATGTAATCGTAATTGAAAATATTTGTTACTCTAAATCTTAACTTAATTGCATACCTAGTTTTACTTGTTGGGTCCGCAGCCCCACCATAAGTTTTAGCGTAAGGATAAATCCTAGAGTCATTATCCAAATTTTGAACGACAGGTATTGGCGGAGTAAAAGAACCCCAATTTGTTCTGTCCCCTGTTTCAGAGGTATAACGCATAGAGTACTGATATTCACCGACAGGCAATCCACCACCGCCACCCACATTCACAAGCTCTATGAAAACCGGAATGTCAAGTGGGGTAGCAAGATTAACTTCGTAAAGCAATGGATCAAACCCAGTGAAATATTTTGTAGGATCAGAAATTAAGGAGTCAACCATATCCTTAACACTTAAAATCATTGGTGGCGTTCTTTGGTTGGTAATAAATACTTCACCACCTATGCAATTCTCATTTTTATCTAATTGGAAATTTTCTCCATATTGATAATCGAATAACAAACTTTCTAAAACAACAACACCATTAACCCTTACAAGTGTAGGTAAAACCGCAGTTTTATCAGCCCAAAACTCTATAACTTGGCCATTAACGCTACAAGAACCTATACAGTGGTAATCACTAGCATTTGCATTGTTTGCTTGGTAAACAATAGCCTCTCCTTTTATTTTTTCGTGAGAACCTGTGTTTCCTGTGTTGGATGTTGGCCTACCATTAACCGCGTCAATATACTCACCCGTTCCCGCCTTGGCACCAATGATTTCTTTTTCATCATCAGTATTAGCGCCTCGGCCAAACGTATTTATATGTGTTGGTTGATGTTCTGGTTTCACTTTTTAAAATTATCTGTTGCGGCCCCAGTCCCCACGACCTAGGTAAGTATTTAATTCTTGTCTCTGAGAAGCATTCATTTTCTTTGCGCGCATTTCTGCTTCCTTCCAGCTTCCGTTCATTGGATTATTTAATCTATTGTCATAAATTTTCCAAAGCTGAGTTGTTGCCTGAGATGGAGTTGTTGCCATTTTTTCGCGTAAAACAAACTCACAAACATAATCTTCGATTGCCGTTCTGTATAAAGCGGGAATTAAAGGCGCCTCACCAAACTCGCAGCCAAGGCCGTTGTAATGTAACATTATTCTTTGTCCTGCATTTTTACAAGAAGATGAAAACATAATGTTTCCATTCTGAATATTGTAAAAATAAATATTACCAGGATTATTTTGGTAACGGATTAAACTTCTTGACGCTAAATTATCAGGGTAAGCTCCACCTGGATACATATTGTGAGAAGGGTAAAATGGGTCGTTTCCGTTCTCCCACTTGTCATTTGCCACATATCCTTTTCCCTCAGTATAGTAATTTCTTTTCCAGTAAACCTTTCTGCTTCTACCAATATCGCAGGCTTGGCCGTCGAACAAATAAATATCACGAATATTAAAGCAATCCCCAGGCATTTCTAAGGTTAAGTTTTCTGGAAAATCAAAAGACTTCCACGTTTCCTCAAAATAGGTTGTAATGGCCAACTCTTCAATAGCCTTTTGAACTATAGAAATATACCCTGCCTTTGATTTAAACTCGTAAGTTACATCACCAACAAGGCTTGCTGCTTTAGATATAATTATCTCCGCTTTATGATAACGACCTGTATTCATTATTGTTGTTCTTGTTGTTGTTCGTTAACGCTCATTACTTTTGGAGTTGCCGTTGGCTTCTGCATTGTTTCATCTATACCAAGGTTCGCTCCATTATTGCTAGGGAAGAAATAATCGTACCTAGCCATATTAATAACTCTAGTTTTTAAAGTCTCTAATAATTCATCTGGGAAATCAAAAGGCTTATCAATATCAATTGTGTCAATAGGATTTATTGTGGTGTAAAGTCCTGCCTCCACCTCTTTAATGTTTACCCTTTCAATTCCTAAAAAATATATGTAATCACCCGCACGATAAAAATAAGGGTTCTTTGGAGATGGTACAGTATAAGTGTCCTCATATAAATTTGCTGCAGAAGCAGGGTCAGTCCTTGTAAATACTTGCCTAGTAAAATCTGGAGAGCAAACAGGGTCCTCGCTATAGTTGTACGCGATATAATGTATGCCTCTATCTAAGTCAAAATCAAAAATAGAAGCAGGCAAATACATAAATTTTCTCGAAGCAATAGCATTTGGATTTGAAGCTTGGGCAGAAGTTAACATTTGAACTGGAAGGTGGTCGAATATGTTTAAAAACATTCCAGACCTTCTTTTAGCAATGTGTTGGCCCTTTAATGTGTTACCAACTAAAATTATCCAATAAACAACTTTAGCATAAGGAATAGTTTTATCATCAAACGTTTGTTTAATGGTTAACTGTATTTCATCCGCTATAAATCTAAGCCTTGTTGCCATTATGAAAATAGTGATGTTAATTGATTAATTTCAGTATTCGTTACTATCCACAAACTTGTTCCGTCTCCTTGCTTATGAGAAATAAAACGAAGCGCTTGCTCAGTAATAAAATCAAACATTGTTTCTGGAAAAGGTATTGTGTCGTTAACAGTGGTTATTTGTGATGGGACCATAATGTATGCAAGTGCCACCAACTTTTTAGCAACAGAAGGTCTTATTTCAATCTCCGGTGCAATCGCTGTATAGGTAGTAGAATTGTAGTTTGCCATATCTAAATACGCGAACTCTTGCATCTCCCCTGTTAAAATATCATTACCCTGTACAAATATATTTAGTCGCGAAGTATTCCACTGTTCTAGCGTTAACCTTTTAGCATCTTTATATCCACTTACATAAGATAAATCTGCTCTGTATGGGCTTAAATATGGTGCAACCTGTAATGTTCCTGTGGTAGTTTTATTCGTTTTTATGTTTGGGTACACAGCAAGTAAGCTCCATAGTGAATGTCCTGTGTCGGCAGAGCTATACGCTACCCTTGAAAATTCACTTGCCTGCCAAACATGAACTGTTGTTAATTCTCTTAATGACTCAGGAGAAATTTTATTGTCTGCAAAAGCTTTATTGAAAACAGAAATACTATAATTGATTGCGTAGTTAATTGCAAACTTATAATCCTGTGCAAACGTGTACCTGTCTGAACCCTCCGCATCTAATTGTGATGCCATTGAATCTTGTATTGATTGGACAGTTATTGACATAGGTACAAATATAAAAAAAATCCCCATACAATGTACAGGGATTTTTAATTGTTTAAATTATGTTAGATTAATAGCCTCTCGCATCAATTTCTGCAGCTAAGGCATTTGCTTTAACAAGCTCTTTTGTTTCGTTTAATTTAGAAAGGTTAAACATATCATCTTTTACCCCTCCCTCTCTCTTAATTTCATCCTCAGTCATTTTCATTATTAATGCAATTTTTGCACCATGAATGTTATCAGGATTAAATTCTATTCCATGCTCACCACACAAGGCCATTAACCTTGATGCTGACGTAGAAGAAAGAGAGTCTGCAAAACGCATAAGTTTAGTTACCTTATCGTAGTCAGTTTTGTTTTCAACGCTAGACCATTCAAAAAACTTTACGCCAAACTTACTGTGGTCGCGAAGCCATTTAGAAACTTTTTTGCTGTGGCTTCTATATACAGACGTATTTATAATTTGGTCTCCCTTTCCTTGCTTTAATGTTTGAGCTGTGTGAAAAACAAATGTTATTGGCCCAGCAGGAGACTGAACGTTTAACCCTTGTCTTTTGTCATCACCTATAACAAAGAACGTTGAATAAGCATAGAAAAGCTCTGGAGACTCCAAATAATCTTCTTTATCAAGCAAATCAGGGTTCATGTACGCATTTTGGTCTACCCTGCTTTGCGTTTTTGTTGTTGAGTTTTCGGCAAGTAATTTTATTGCCGTTCCAAGGTCGTTTGAATTAGGTCCTACATTCATTCCCTGTTTTGCAACATTCTGAAATAGGTTTTTTAATTCTAGCATCTCCCTTTTACTTTCAGCTAGTAATTCCTTCATTTTTTCTAACTCCTCTTGTTGGTTTACAACTGGAGTAGTTTGTGAAGGCTTAACTGTTTCAGCAGGTTTCTCTTTTCCTGCAGCTTTTTCCGTTTTTTTATTATCCCCGCCTACAGGTGGAAATAAATCATTTGCATTTTCTACCATTTTTTCTTGTTTTTTTTAGTTAAAAAAAGGGAGGCATTTAACCTCCCTTTTAATTGATTAGTTTAAATTAAAGTACGTCAATAGAGAAAGACGATAATGGGTTATTCATCTTTAAAGATAAATTACCACGTACATACCAATCTTTAAATCTCTCACGGCTACCATTCATTCCTTGCGCCTCTAAAGTTCCACCCATCTCAAATTGAGGTAAACCTCTCATTTTAACAGGAGTGATTGTCTCTTGATCCAAGATTAACAATCTACGTGCCCAAGAAGAAGGGAAGTTTGCAGGCTCGCGGAATAACTCGCAAGGAACTGGCACAAACTTCATTCCACCAAATTGATATTCGTCTAAGTTTAACTTAGCAATCATATCATTTGGAGCGTAACGAGTACCAGGCGTTTTGTAAATCTTGCTTAATTCATGCAACATTTCTTGTGTAGCATAAATAAAACGAGTTGAACCTTCTGCTTTAAAGTTTGTCTGTAAAGCAAGTGTTTCAAATACACCTTGTAAACCAGCTAAAGTAGTTGAACCACTTGCTGATTGAGCGTTAACCATTGAAGGATAAATACCCCACATTGTTTTCGCCACGTTGTTATTAGAGATTGAAAACTCTCCACCTTCACCGTTAAACAGAATGTTGAACATATCTGTACGTAAAGCCTTAACAAGGTTTGCCTTATCAATATCTAAGTAGTTTGTTGTTCCCATATTTTGGAACTTTAACAACTCTACTCTATCCCAACGACGAGCGCGTAAGAATAAGTGGATGAAATTGAAACGAGTGATTACGTTTGTTCTCTCATAAACAGAGAAGTAATCCATACCGTCCGCATCAATTGATGACATACAAGCAATAACATCTCCTACTGCAACAGCAGGTAAACCACCGCTAGTTAAAGACCCAACAGTGATAACGTTACCGGCAATAGATTTAACTACGCCTTTTACGTTGTTTGGGTAAACAATGATCATATCAGGAGATACGAAACCAATTGTTGCTGCAGTTAAAGTTATAACTTGCGTTACCTGTGTATTTGCAACACCAGGAACGGCAACCGGAGCAGAGTTAGCAACTAACGCTGTTCTGTTATAAGTTTGCTCTAAGTATTCAAACTCATCCGAACCAACTTCTTCAAATTCTTTCTGGAAGATGATTTTTAGAGCGTTATACTGAGCTGGCGCAGCATCAAAAATTTCTCTTTGAATGGCTTTCGCGATTAGGTTTTCTTCTGTTGGAGAAAACGCTGATAAACCAGGGTAATTAGAACCCTGTGGGTTGGCTTCTACTAATCCAAAAGGACTATTTTGTTGGCCGGGGGTATAAAGTGTTTCTGACATTTGTTTTTAATTTAAGTTGTTTTTAATAGGTTTTTTTTGAACCACCAATTCCGTTGATGGCTTGCATTTGTTTTAAATATTCTGCAGAGTGTTTAATACCTTGCCCTTGTCCAGCCCCTTGCTGTGGTCTTGGTTTGTCAGCTCCTCGCGTAACAACCTCTTCCATAACTCTTGACTCGATTTTACCAGACTCAATTTCAAACATATTACGAAGCTCTTGCTCCCCGTGCATTGCCAACATTAGCCTTGTAGCAGCTTCCTGCTTGTAGCTTCCGTCTTTATTAAAAAACAAGCTATCTATATCTCCACTTTCGAGGGTTTTCTTAACACTACTTATAATAGTGTTGTCCGCGTCAGGAAAAGACTGTTTTAAATTCTTTACGGAACCATCTATTGATTGGGCCTTTAAGGCTAACCTTTGTTTTCCCTTTTCAATTTCTGTGGCACGTTTAGAATTATAGTTGTTTTGTTCGGCAATAAATTTATCCTTAGCTGATTTCTCAGCTATTTCAAGTGCTTTTGGCTTTTCATCCATTTCAAAATCCTCGGTCGTAAATTCACCAGGAAAGTAATGGTCAATTAATTTTTTTGTATCCTGCTTTTCTACAGGCTTTAAAATATCAAATGGCTTTTCTTTTTCACGACCCTTTCTCCAATCTTCGCCACGGTAGTATGTTTTTACATCTTCTAATAAATCTGGATCCAAATTTTCTAACAAGCCTTTTATCTCTTCTGCTTGCTTTTCAACTTCCGGCAACTTTTGTGCTGCATCTCTCCATTTATTAACTGTACCAACTACTTTATTAAAATCTTTAGCTTCTTTTACTTCTACTCCCCACGATTTAGCTACATTAGCCCAATCGTCATTATTTTCAAACTTTAACTCAGGAGTAGCTTCTTTTTTCTTTTTCTTGTCTCCAAAAAATAAACTTTTAGAACCCTGCTCTTCGGTTGTTTTACTTCCGCCTTCTTGCCCTTCGGTATTTTCAGGTTTTTGCTCAGGAGTTTTAATTTCAGGAGTAACCTTTGCTTCTGGAGCTTTGGCCTGCGGTTGGGCGGCTTGCTTTTTCGCGTGTTCAGCCTCTATTTGCTGAATCTCTTTATTAGTATCCTCAATTATTTGTTTGCCGCCAGGCAACCCAGATAACATCTGTAGTTTTGCTTTTGCAGCATCACTTATAACGGGTTGAGCCTTTTGCTCGGTGCCTTGCACATTAACCTGTTCTGTTTGTACTTGTTCCATGTTTACTTATAAATATTTAACAAAAATAAAGTTAATTTATTTAGTTTGCAAGTCCCCTATCTCTTTTTTTAACTGATTTGGATCTATTTTACCCTGTTCAGCTAGTTTTCCTAGTGATTTAGCGTACTGGTCTTTCAGTTTAAAGTTAGACTGTTGTTGCTTTTCGTATTCGTTTGCAGCAAGCGCGCCTTGCACTTGTTGCTCTTGCTTCATTTCTTCTTGTTGTTGCATCTGCTGCATTTGCCCTTGCATTTGCGCCTCTTGCTTCTGTTGCATTATTGCCATTACTTTTTTCTCGGCAGCGAATTTTCTTAGTGCCGCAGAAACCTCGCTTGGAGCGGACCTACCGTATAAATCAGCAAACTGGTCTTGGTTTATTAATTGCATTTGTAAATACATTAATAACATTTGGTCTCCAGCCTGTATAAGCATTTCGTCAGAATTTTTACGGGTAACAAAGCATCTGAAATCTTCAATTTTCATATCCTTTGTTATTGTAAACATTTTTAAACCTTGGTCTCCTGTTGCTATCGCTAATTCTCTTTGGTTATCTGCGTAAATTCTTTTTCCTACAGAGGCCATTGATTGGTAGCACTGCTGGAAAATATTTACCATGGCAAAGTAGAATGGCTCCTGCATTAAAGAGCCTCTTTGTATTAATAATTGTGTAACCCCTACAAGTTGGTCCGATCCTGTGCTTTCTCCTTTTAGCGCCTCGTTAACTCCGGTAACATCCTGTATGTGTTTGCTTGCTACATCTAAAATATTAAACAGAACCATTGTTCCTGTTTTAATTGTATTGTCGTAACTAGAAACAACGTTTTGTATTCCGCGCCCTCTTGCATCTACCTTAATTGGTTTTGAAAGATTCATGTTTCTAAGCATCTCCTGTTCGCCCCCGTCTGCATCAACAAGTGATGAGTCGTAAACCGTTCCTGAGCCTCTTGAATTGTTAATTTGGTTTTCAGCGATAGAGTAAATTCTATTGATAAATCTTTGTGGGTCAATAACGTCATCTAAAGGAGACATTATTTCACCATCTAAATATCCCCAACAATAAGCTTTAAATGGAAACTTGGTACTATTATAATCGTAACAATCTGTCTCTTGGTACGGAGCCAATCCCCAATCTAAAACAATATCCCCGATTGTTTCTCTTAATTTTTTTAGTTGCTCCCCGCCTTTTTCAGCGTCAACATTATAAGAAAGCACCTCTACTGGAATTATTATTCCCGTGCGAAGCACCTCTTGGTACATAAATCTTTTTTTATTCCCACGTAATAATCTCTCTGCTGTTTCACCTTTAACCTCGATTATATCTGCATCAGTGTACCTTGGTGTTTCCTCTCCTGGGTGAATGAAATTTATTTTTGTAAAGAACGGGTATCCAAATTTCTTTTCTTTTACATAGGCCATTTCGTATTTTTCAACATCCTTCCAGTAATTGAAATAAACAGGAACCCTTCCTTGAATTAAGGAAACGTTATCTGTGTTTACCCCACCTTGTAAATATGATGCCCACTGTGTTGCGAAATTAGAAATTGCTTGCCTTTGAACCTCTGTTATGTGTGGCCACCTCTCGAAAATTTCTTCTGGAGTCATATTTTCAATCTTGCCTTGGTAGGCGCAATCTGAAAGGTCTGGATTTATTGCGGAGCGATCAAAGTAAAAATTCTCTGCTCTAACTTGATTAAAAATTTGGTGTCCACCAAACTCAAATTGCTCTATAACAGCCAAACCATTTAAACCAAGGTCTAATGCAATTCTTGGTTGTAAATCTTCTAAGCGATTGTAATGCTCGATATATTCTAGCAGCCAATTTATTTTTTGCTCGTAATCATCAGAATAAAGCTCATCAAATATTCTGCGAGTTTCATCTTCATTTTCTCCTACAGGTAATTTTTTTCTAATAATATCTCCAAATTCAGACTCCTCGGCAAGGTCAGAGTAAAATAACATTTCAGCTAGTTTTTGCTCTCTTCTTGAAATTGCCTTTGATGAAATACTTTGCGCTCTAAAATTTATTGTCATTCGGATAGCATTCCCACGGAACTGCTCTATCATTGGCCTAATAACGTTTTTTGTTAGTTTAAGCCTATTTCTTTCGTTGCCCTCATCATCCTTAAAAAATGTTTCCAAATCCTCATCAAAAACCCATTGGTCATTTTTATAGAAGCGTTTATTTATAGATACCTTTTCTAGGAACCTTTGCTGTAAATAATTGTTACCTGCAGATAGGCAATACCTAGCAAATTTTTTGTGGTACTCCTCGTTTTTTTCGTGTGAAGGAACCAATGTGTTTGGTCTTGGCTCTACCTGTGGGAATATAAATAGCATGGCTTAATCTTTTATTTTATGGTATTTATCAATAGCTTTTTCACCAGGCTTTCTTTCTTTTTCAGTTATTCCAAAGCCTTGTTCTAATTGCTTAATTAAATTAGGTATAATGTCAGATGTTGTTCTACAAAAATTAGCATACTGATTTCTCGCTGACCAATCCACCCCTTTTATTTCGTTCCCCTCTTCATCAAATTTCTTAAAATCGTTATCATTAACTGAAACCATTTTTTCTAAATTTAGAATCATGTTTTCAATCATTTTTTTGGAGCGGTGCCTAAACTCAGGTTTCATTGTTCCCCACCTTTCAATAGCATCTTTTATATGCTGAGGGAAATCTTTTTCAATCCACTTTAAATAATTTTCTTCTATTTCCGGTTGCTCTGTTTTGTAAACAGCCTTGAATGTTGCCTCGACTCTTTCTAGGTGGTCCAAGTCTATAAAAGGAGATGTTGGATTGCCGTAGTTCCACGTTAAGAGTAATTCTGTTTTGGAGAGTTTTTTGAACTGAGGTATATCGTATAAGTCGGGGTATTGCTCTGGAAGAGATTTTCCATTTTTTGACTCATATAACGTTACTTCTGTCATGTTCTTTTTTTTATGTTAACCCTTTTCAGTTTATAGTCTTTATCGTATCTAAGTGCGCTAACTATTGTTAATTTTTTAGCAGATTGTTGTTTATTCTCACAAAGTCTGTTAAAAAAACATAGTTGACAAATATACGAAAAAGCGGTTGAAAACAAAACGTCATCTTTATGGTAGCGCCTATCTATTGGTCCCCACGTAGATTTTCCTGTGGCTGTTATCTCGCAGGAGAATGTTTTTAGTTGGTAATAAAATATCTTTAAGAATATCCTTTCTCCGTAGGCATTTATTATTTCGTAAATTTTATCAACAATAAGTCGTTTACGAGCCTCTTTTGTGTCTATACCTATTTGTAGGTTTGATGCTGTTCTGAATGAGTCTGGAAGCTCGGTATTTAACACTAATGATTTTTCAAAAATCTTACCCTTGCTTATTTTGTAATTTCTATATGCCATTCCAATATTAGCCTCTAAAAGCTCAGGAACGGGGTTAACCCCATCCTCAGAATAATAAAGCCCTAAAAGCATTACCTGCGAAAAAACATAATGAATATCTACGTGCCTATAGTCAACTACTGCAGCAAGGGTATTGTAATTTCTATCCCAAATCGAAGAGGACATATTTGACGTTCCCGCATCTGATGCCACGGGGTCAGTGCCTTGGTAATACCTATTTACCCACCCCTTTTGAGGCTCCATAAATATCGTACAGGTTTTCCGCGAATCGTGATCCTCTGTTGGGATAAATTGGGACCCTATAACATTGTAAGGCATATCCGAACCTTCGGGTTGTGCTACATCCCCAAACACTGGTACAAAGTATCCATGTTTTGTTATAACTTTTGACTCTGAAATTCTTTTTAGCTGTTGGTTTATGAATGCCATATCCACTAATGTTTTAGCGGAACTCATAAACACCTCTTCTAATGTTTCTGGGTACTGTTGATGAAATTCTATTCGTGATGCTTCGCGCTCAGGGCCTTCTTTTGAGTAAAAAAGGTCTTTCATGGAATCGTAAAACGCCTGGTCAATACCTGGTCTTGTGGTCCAATCGAAGAAAACAGGAATGATGCAGGGTCTAAAATCTCTCTCTTGCCATTTTTTGTAGATGGACATAAATTCTGTTTGGAAGGCTTGGCCGCCTTTTTCCATATCCCCGCCTGTTCCCCACGCGATAAACCTACGCAACATTTTTATTTTGTTGGTTTTCATATCCTTTCTAAAAAGGGTAGGCATACCGTTCTCAATAATTTTTGTTAGAAGCCCAATGTTTCCCGCCTCATCTATTAGAATTTCTGATGGAGAGCCACCGGATATTGCTGTTTCTGATGGTGGCACTACTTCCATTCTTGTATTAGCTCCTTCTTTTTCCCCTTTTTTTCCATATCCAAAACCAAGCATTCTTGCCGAGAAGCTTTTAACCTCTGGGCGCATAAATTCTGGAAGCTCGGTGTGGGGATATTTTACTTTATCTTCAAAAATCTCTATACCTTTTTTCTCATCTTGGGTAATAAATTTTATGTATTTATTACGTTGAAAAACAAGAGATTTTAGGGCGCAGGCCTGGAAGGTTGTTGTTGCCGCCACCTGCCTTGGTTTTGTAAAGAAAATGTTATATCCACAATCGTAAAGGTATATCAGCACTTTATGGGCCTTTGTAGAATTGTATTTAAAAGAGCCTCTTCCTGTTTCCTCTTCGGAGTCCTTTACGTAAAGATATTTTTCTATAAAGTAGTAGGTATTTTCGCGGCATCTTTCAATTTCGCGCATTTCCCACTCATCTATATCCCTATCTTCTAGTGTTGGTTGTGAAAGCCATTCATCTGCTTGCTCGCAAAACAGGTTAAACCTTTCGTATTCAACCATATTTTGAAACCCAGAATTTATTGAGTCAATCCACCGTATAAAATCCTGTTCGTGTTCTGTTTTGCTTACAGGCCTCCAATCTTCTGCTTTTATTCCTTTCCTAAATTCCTTTTTTGTGTTATAGTTTTTAATCGCCTCTTCAAGAGCATTTTTTTTGTTTATGGTTAACTGCTCTTCTGTTTCTGCGAATTGACTTTCGTTCTCGACTATAAGCCCTTTTTCTTTTAGGAGTTGGGTTTTGTCAAATCCGATTTCTACGCCTGCATTTTTTATATCTAATAAAAACTCAGCATAGCGTTCAGAAACAACTCTGTTTTTTTCATTACCCTTCATTATTGAGGCGGAAGCTCAGTGTGTGGGTTTTCGGGTTCAGCCTCGGTTAATCCAATTGTTTCTTTTATAACCTCATCATTTAAAAAAACAGGGTTAAAATCAACATTTTCTTTTTTAACATCAACTATCTCATCAAAAATACCGTTATTTAAAAAGCTACTTCCCACAGGGTGATTACTGGCTTCTTTTACCATTATATCAATAGCCTCTGCTATTTCACAATTTTCTTTTTCTCCTTCTTGTTTCGGTTTATTTTTAAAATCAGAAAAAATGGTAATCCCGATTAATCTAAGTAAGCAAGAACGCTCTAAATCCTGCAATGCTTCTGTTTTTACGGTGTTCATTCGTATTGATGGGTACACAATAAGTTTATCAAGAGAGGCCCCCTCAAACCAATTGTGAACCTTTATAAGGTCATTAACAAAATCATCTAAAAAAGTTTTAGTTTCTTTTTCAGTAAGCTTGCTGATTGGCTGTGTGTAAAACCTGTTTTCTTTTGAGTATTCAAATTTTGGAGCATCAGTTAAAACTCCTTCATTTGTTATAACAGCCTTTAACTCCATTAACTCGTTAATAGTGTTTTTTGTTTTCTCGAGCATTCTTTCCTTACAAAAATCTTCATGGTTAGATGGAAAGCTTTTCTCAATTATTTGGCTTGTTTTGCATAAAAAAGAAGTAGTCTCTTCAATTTTTATTAGGTAGTCCTTTTGTTTCATATTTATTTTTTATTTGTTTCCCATTTTTTTTCTGGACACTCTTCTAATAAAGCCCTAGACTTTGCAGCGATTGGGCATTTACATTTTGAGCATACCATTCCTTTTTTTATCAATTTACCTGTAGTTACATTTTTACCACCTACAGATTTTACTACCGCCTCCACCCAGCTAGAGTGAATAGAGAAAGGGCATTTAGAGCATATTGTAGCCCTTTCATTCGCCAACTCTTCTACTATTGGATTTTTAAAGGCTAAATTACTCCAGCCCTCTACAATATTCTTAAACTTACTGAATTGATCCATTGATTACAAAATTAACAATATTTTTCAAATGCTGTTTCCAAAACCTCATAGTTCATTTTCACTTCTAAATCAGAACCGTTTTTAAAGTGTACTAGGCAACGCTCATCATCTATATCTTCATCAGTACCATCTTTTATTATTTGCCTTATGTGTGAAACATCAATTAAAGAGAAGGTTGTTTTAACCTCTACTTCTGGTATTTTTTTTAGCCCAGCTTCTTCGTGTTCTCTTTTGATTAAAAAAGCAATAGTTTTAACTACACTACCTGTAATTTCGTTTCTCATATATTGTACGTCTAGTATTTAAAAAACATATATCCTGTGGTGAAACTTTGGAGTGAGCATAGTGAGTTTTCCAACGATTAAAAATCGAGGAATCACTCACCGCTAATGGTTTAATTGTATCCTTATGGAGCCAACCCCTTCGCGAGTCTTACTTGCCATTGGTGGCAGTAAGCGTGGAACCTACTTTCGGGAGTTCCCAACCTCCCCCTGATACCTCTCGTTCCTTTGTGCCGAGGCTGTGCTTTATCAGTCCATTTGTAACACACTGTTATTTGTTTCGCAAACGCCTTAATATCGCAACCAAAACAAACCTAAAAAACAAAACCCCACCAAAAATAAATTTGATAGGGCTCATTGGTAAGGGTTTTGTTTGGTTTGCACCAAATATTTTATTGTTTATCCTGAGCCCTATCATAAGCTTAAAATAACGCTTCAAAGATAAATATTTTTTTTATATTTGTACTCTAACGTTAAAAAACTTAAAATTTAAAGCCATGGCAACAACAACATTCTTACACACGGTAAACGCAGACAACACTTCAATGACTCCGGTATTTGCAGAAAATATCCAAGGGTTTAATATAGTGGATATGCCAGCGTTTCCAAACTCTACTCCGGCATCTTATAACATTGTGTTTCAGATGACAAACGGTTTAACTTACACTTGGACATACTCTGTTGAGGCTTCAAGAGACGCAGATTTTGCTACAATTTTAGCAACAATTTCAACCGCAGTTTAGGCCACGTTTCTCAAACCAATGAGGAAAAGGTCAACGAAAAAACCCTGCTTAAAACGTGGGGTTTTTTTATTAACAAAATATTAACAAGGATGAAAAATACCCACTTTACAGAAAAAAAGAACCTAAATATCCGCGAGTTTGCAATATTTAGTGATTGCCAGGTTATCTACAATAAAGAGAAGGCTACAATAGTAAGTATTGACTTACTGAAAAATGAAATAAAAATACTAATGCCCTCCGGTGAAGAAAAGAAATGCCACCCATCAACTCTATCTCTATTATTAATACCAGAAAATAAAGTCCACTCACACATAAAAGAAAAAGCAGCAGAGATAGAAAGTAATGCTGGTCCGCATGATGCCTTCCTATACTTAATTAAGAAGGGCGTAGATGTGTTTAAATGGATCGAGGTAGGTTTAGCCACCTCTAAATAGCCAAATAATCTTAAAAAGGTTTTACGTGTGTTTTATCATTGTATTTTTGACACGATGATACACACAACTATTGGCCTATATCCTAATGGAGACACTAAAATAAATGGTGTTGACTCAGCGCACCTAGAAGGACACATAGAGTATAATAAACAGTTCAGGTTTGGGCGCGCGCTATTTGTAGACGGAAAATTAGTTTACAAAGGCTTAGTCCCAAAAGATGTAATCGAAAAATTTGAAAAATCAGAAACAATAAAAACAGTTTTAAAAAAATCAACAGCACCTTATAAATAATAATATGGCTAACCTACCAACAATAATAATTACTGGCACTACTCAGGAGAGCCTATTTGAACTAATCGTACTAGCTGGAATGCTTGGGTATGAAATGGAATTAATACATAATTACGACTTCAATGATTTAGAAACAATAACACTTATACGATGCTATGGAAATAAAGACAAGTGTAGTAGTGGTTTGGCAATATTTCCAAATACACATTATAAAATAGTTGCTAAAGATTTCCTTGGTAGATTTTTCAAAACCTTCCGAGCCGACCAAGTTCAAGATATTATTAACTATGTAACTGATTATGAAAATGGAAATTGATGTAAAATATAATAAATCTCGGTATGATGAGTTAAGAAGGCAATCAAGAATTATTTGTGAAAGGTTACAAATAAAGCATACTTTTTTACAGTGGATTAAATTAATGAAACAAACCGAAACTAAAACCAAATAACGATGAATAGAACAATTAAGTTTAGAATGTGGAACTGTGTAAAATCAGACCCAAGCAAATCAAAAATGTTTTATGATTTAGTGCAAGTTATGGAGTGCTTAAAACAACAAGTGTTATTTGATAATAAATCAAACCCAAGATTTGACATAGAATATAACCATGTTGGAGATGGAACTGTTTTTATGCAATTCACTGGCTTGCTAGATAAAAACGGTAAAGAGATTTACGATGGGGATATACGACGCGCCACGTACTTTTGTCAATCAGAACAGTGCGAACACATAGCTGTAATGGAATGGAACTCAAACTTAAACGGCTGGGTGTGGGTAGCGGTCAGAGGGTATTGGGACGAATGGATGGGAACTGAGGTTATAGGCAATATTTACGAAACACCAAACTTAATTAACCCATGAGCAAACACGTACCGAGAGAAATAGTTCTTAAACTTGCAGATAAAGGTTTATTCGAGAATAAGCAATATAATCTACAATGGCATACTTCCTACCAAGACGTAATTGATTGGTTTAGGGAGAAACACGATATAAATATTTATTTAACCAAAAGTTCACAACCAAAAAAATACATTTACACAATTGAATCTACTAATGAAAACTTACATGATTTAATTAGTTACGAATACTATCTAGCCCTAGACAAAGCGTTTGAGGTGGCGAGTAAATTAATATAACGTTTTGCAGATTGGCGGTCGTTTTAATGCCGCCAATGTGCTGTTAGCGGTTAGTTGCACAGCGAAGGGATTAATAAACTAATAATACAAAATATGAAAGTAGAAACAACAAAAGAATTAAAGCTCAAATTGAAGGGCAAAAACATTGAACACTTTAAATCTGCTCTTACTAAAATTTCAGATGAAAATAAAAAAGTAGGTTTTAAATCAAATATTCTAAATGAGGATGAAATTAAAGTGTTAAATGATATTAAGGATAAGATTGAGTAACCCGTGCGGTGGGGTGCAATTACCGCTAATATTTTTTCACTATCAACTAGATTAGCACTAAAAGAAATTGAACTTAAAAAACTAAAACAACTAGACACAAATGAAAACACTTAACGCAATCCAAATCATGCTGTTTATAATAGCTCTGTTTGTAATACCATTACTATTCAGGAGAATTGCATACGTTGAAATTGAAAAGAACTTTATACAAAAGTACTTAACGGAAAAGTACGTTATTGAACATAACAAACCAAAGAAGAATATTATATTAACGTTTAATAAGAATAAAAAGCACTAATGGAAGCGAAAAAAAAGCTTTGCTTCGGATGTGAAACGCTGCAATACATTTGGAAAAACCAATCGGGCCGTAAATTTTGCAAAGAGTGCGCTTCAAAGTTAAAAAAGCCTAAAGTATTTGCTCCCCGTGTTCCGGTTAAGAAAATTTCAGATAAATTAGCGAAGAAAAACGTTCTTTATACGGTAATCAGAAAGCACTACCTAGACAAGCATAAAAATTGTGAAGCGAAACTAGAAAATTGTTCTTTTGAAGCAACGGAAATCCACCACAAAAAAGGAAGAGGAGAGTATATGCTTGATGAGGCTACGTTTTTAGCTGTCTGTAGGAATTGCCACACCGAAATAGAATTAAACCCAGCTATGGCAAAGGAAAGAGGGTTTTCAGAGAGTAGATTAACTTAAAAATAAAAAATATATGATGTACCATTTAAACAATTACCCATTTGGAGGGGTTCCAAGTAAATTGGGGCTGAAAGAGGAGGAGAGATTTGACTCTAAAATATTGTCTTTTGATGAGGAATTGAATAAAACTGTTTTGGGTGAAAATATTATTGAAACTATATTGAAAAAGAGTAGTGGAGACCTTGACAGCGTGAGGCAAGAAACAATAAACTTTTTAGCCAAGGCATTAATTGATCATTCAAAAGCTTTGCAGGTTGCCGAGGACCAACTTATGTGTTTTATGCGCCAAGACCCGTTCATCCCTCAGTATTTTGGGTTTAAGGAGGGAGAATTTGGTAATCAGTACTACCACATAGAGAGGCTGTCCGTTTTAGAAACAACGGAAACGCCTGGGCATTGGATGTACATTAGTGAGATAGGCGAAAAGCCAATTAGATTAGAAATCCCGAATGCTTTTGTTGGGTTTATGGTAATGGCATCATTAGGTTTTGTTTCTTTTAGTGCAGGTGTTGAAACTTTTAAAAAATTAGTTAATGAGAAAAGGAGCAAAGATTAATACTGATAGGGTTTGCATTATTGAAGGTAACAAGCATGAGTACTTTTGCTGTGGGCCAAACAAAGAATTTTACGATGATGTACCAAGTATTAAAAGTGAGATAAAGTATTTGGGGGAGGGGAAGATATTTTCAATTGATGGGGTTGAGCAATCGCAAACAGGTAAAACGTATCACTTTTGGGCGCAAAGATAAATAAGCGGCCAAGCGCCACAATCTATTTCAGGGCTTTTAACATGAGCCACGAAAAAACTGTTTCTACAAAGAAGCCGTTGACAATGGTGAGTGCAATCCACTACATTGAAAAGAAGTATGGTGAAACAGCAATTGTAGAGAAAATAAAGGTTGGTATAGAGATTATTTACAACTCAAAGTACAAGCCTTTTATGATAAATACTAACTACTCGCGAGGGTTGATGAAAAACCAATGAAAAAAAGAGACTTAGCGGCACTAAATTTATACATAAAGCTCAGTACTACTGGCGGGAGCATTGACGCCTACACTAGGCTTAAATCTTTAACTAAGACTGAATTTAATGAAGTGAAATGGCCCTCATGTATTAATTACAAAAAGAAATGAAAAAGCATATAAAAATAATTGAATTGTTTTCTGGTATTGGTGGGTTTTCCTGTGGGTTAATTGATGCCGGCTATACTTTTGAGAAACACTATTTCAGTGAAATTGATAAACACGCTATTGCAAACTATAAATATAACTTTAATGAAGCAGAATACATCGGACCAGTACAGGATGTTCAGTCAAGAGGAATTGAGCGACCAGACATTATCACTTTCGGAAGTCCTTGCCAAGATTTTAGCCTTGCTGGAAAGCGATTGGGCATGGATGGGAAAAGAAGTTCTCTTATCACAGAAGCAATCAGGATTGTTACTGAACTCAAACCAAGTGTTTTTATCTGGGAAAATGTTAAAGGAGCATTCTCCTCAAACTCTGGCGCGGACTTTTGGGCAATTATCCAAGCCTTTGCCAACATTGGGGGTTATAGACTTGAATGGCAATTGTGTAACACAAGTTGGTTTTTACCCCAGAATAGAGAGCGGATATACCTTATCGGACATCTTGCAGGATTCAGTGAGCCAGGAGTATTTCCTTTCACCGAAAGCAATACAGGGATTATTGAAGGGGCAACAAACACCCCAATTGTTAGAGCAATCACCGCAGGAGGACACTCAGGAGGACACCACAGCGGAATGACTTTAGTAAAGCATAGGGGCGACCAAGGTGTTATTCTGGGGTACACTAGAGATGAAAAAGGAAACGTAACAAATTACCACGAAAAAGATGAGGCGAATACTCTTCATTCTGGAAGTGGAGGTGGTGGAAGTACGGACCAATATGTAAGTGTAAAACCTGTTCTTACTCCAAACAGGTTAGAAAAAAGACAGAATGGTAGAAGAATGAAAGAGGATGGAGAGGATGGAGAGGATGCCTTTACTGTTACGTCGCAAGACCAGCACGGAGTAATGGTCGGGAATAATATCAGAAGGCTTACTGAAATCGAGTGTGAGCGCTTACAAGGCTTCCCTGATTCCTGGACAAAATTCGGTAATTACGATGGAGTGGTAAAACAGATACCAAAAACGCAGCGATACAAGCTTTGCGGGAATGCTGTAACGACTAATGTAGTAAAAGCAATAGCGGAAAGGTTAAACATAATAAAATGAAAAACATTGACTTTAATAATTTAACGGATGACCAATTAGATAGATTGGCAAATGATTTTAAAACAATCAATAATAACATTATGCAGTCAAAAGAAGAAAATTTAAAAATAAAACGAGGTGCTGTTATGCGCTCTTTACTTTGGAAGATTGCAGGTAGAATTAAGGACTTGCAAAAAAAAGCGTCCGAAATGACCGATGAACAAAAGAAAAATATTGCATGGGAAATGTTAGAAGAGGAATGGTTCGATTATTTGGAAGAAGAGCTAAGTAATTGGACGGAAGATTTTACGCATGAAAACGGGAATTATATGAACGTATGCACTTTTTGTAAAAACGAATTTAAAGGACATAAAAGGCGTGTTGTGTGTAAGATTTGCAACGGGGCGTAATAAACAGGCTGAAAATAATTAAGAAATGAAATACTCACAGAGAAAGAAAGACGTTTTGCTTGCCTTGGCTAATGCACTGCGCCCACTCACAATTAAAGAGACGAAGGCGGGAGTATGGACAATGCTTGCCCTGCAGAAGGAGGAGTGTGTAATTGAGGACAATCTAAAATACTCGATAACTGAGAAGGGTAGGGAGATTGTAAAAGTTTTGAAGCAGATTGAAGAAAAGCTCGCGGAGCAAAAGGTAACTGTAAAGCCTAAAAATTACTTGAAGCCAAAGGATTTGTATAAAAATGATTAAAGAAAAATAAATATGAAAGTAATAGGATTTAATAAAAAAGAGCCTGCCTGCTGTTGTTTCGTTTGCGGTAGATTATTGGGATACAAAAAAGCGCAGTTCAGGAAGGTTGAATTTGGTGGGGAGCTTGGAGATAAGATAATGCACAGAAAATGCTTTAATAGGTTTAACAAGGATCAAAAAAAATCATTCAGGGTGTACCAACAACAAATCGGGGAGAATGCTCCTTTAACATTTTCCCAGATAAAAACACTTGGTTTGAGTTCAGTAACAATCCTGATTGCTTCTGTGATAAGAGAACTTCTTTTCCCATCCATGCCCAAT